TATGAGTGATGTAAATGGATATGGCGATGAATATGTACCTGGTGGTGGTGGATATACAATCGAAGAAATGGTAGATCTAGTACAAACAGAATTAACAATATCATGTTCTCTCCCAAAAACTTTACCAGATGCAAGCGTTAGGCAAATTATTGAGAATAGAGCACTTCCATGGTTTTATAGATGGTATCAATATTCTGTTCAAAAAATTTATTATCTAATTAGAAAAGAAGCTTTTTATACTGATGAATTTACAAAATTTAGATATGTTGAAGTTCCTTGTGATATTCAAAGTGTTACATGGTTATATGAAGTTAGAGATCAAAGCCTTTTTCAATTAGGTATAAACACACCTAATTTATCCGTTAATTTAGGTGTTACAAACCAACCATTCTTATCATCATATGTTACAACGATATCGGAATTGGGTGTTTATAAGACACTTCTTGACAACATGAGTGATATGTTAAACCAGTTAAATAAATATACTCTTAAACATCATTTTAACCAATTAAATCATAGAATACATATCTTAACAAATGTTAAATATGATGTTATAATGGAAGCTTATGCTAATATACCTAGAGAAAAATTGTTTATGGATGACCTTTTTTATAAATATTGTGTGGGTCAAGCTAAAGTTATGTTAGGTAATATGGTTGGAAGGTATACGTTCACTTTACCAGGTGGTGTCACTATGAATGCTTCGGATTTGGTTACACAGGGTAAAGAAGAAATTAAAGAAGTGGAAGAGGAAATCAAGGGTCAGAGTAATAGTTCATTTTTTATAATGGTTAAGAAGTGATTTTAACGGAGGGAGGTTATAATAAATTATATATAGTATATGGAAGAAATAAAATATACTATATACAAGCTTATAGATCCAATATCCGACGAAATTAGATATGTTGGTTTGACATTTAATGATTTAAAACAAAGATTAAAATCTCATTGCTCTGAAAAATCATCATCACATAAATCAAATTGGATTAAAAAATTAAAATCTTTTGGTCTAAAACCAATAATTGAAACTATTGAAGAAAACATTTCTTCTTATGATGAGGTATGTAATCGTGAGATATATTGGATAGACAAATTAAAAAATGATGGTCATCCACTAACAAATATGGCATCTGGTGGTAATAAGAACAAAAAGATGAGTGATGAAACCAGAATGTTAATGTCTGAGTCCGCAAAGAATAGAAGGATTAAAACTTATTTATCGGAGAGTACTAAAAAAATTTTAAGTGAAAAATCAAAAAAAAGATTTGAGGATGAGAATGAGAGAGATAAGCTGAGAATATCCAATAAGCGATATGAAGATTCTAAAACAGAAGAACAAAAATTAAAAGACATACTGATGCAAGATTGTAAATCAGTTTATCAATATGATATTGATATGAATTTAATAAGAATTTATCCGTCAATAAATAACGCATCTAAAATAAATAATTTATCACATGGTAATATATCAAAATGTTGTAAATATAAAGTTAAAATGGTTGGTGGTTATATATGGAGATTTGAAGGTGATTTAACACCAACTATTTTTGAGAAAGGTGTTGATAAATTCGAACCTATTTATCAATATGATTTAAAAGGTAATTTTATAAAAGAATATAGAAATATAAAAGAGGCTTCTATTGATTTGAGTATATCAACACAGGGTATAAGAAATTGTTGTAAAGGAAAATATAAATCATCTGGTGGTTACATATGGAGATATAAATCTGACATAAAAAATTTGATATAAAAAAAACCAGTCTAATGACTGGTTTTTTTAATTAATAAAAAGAATATTTATCTTCTTCTTTAACACAATAAATTGATATTGGTTCTAACTTAATATTATTACCATCTTCGGTAACCATAAATCTAATTGTACCGTCAATTATTTCTTGGTTTGAGATTTTAATAGAAGAGTTAGTTAATTCTTTCAACTCATTATAAATCTCAAAGGTATCATCAATAGTTATAAAATTTTTATTACCATTTATTTTACCTAGGTTACCATTTTCGAAATATGTTTTTTCGATTAATGATTTTAATAAATCGGAATTATCTAATTCCATTTTTACTTCATACTTTACCATTTATGTTTGTTTTAGTTATTACTTAATTATGATATACTATATTAACGGAGGTTATATCTTCAATATTTAGATATGTTTTATTTTTGGTTAAAATTTCTTTAAGAAGTTTTAAACTATCTGGTAGATCTCTATAATCTCCATTTTTATTTATTTTTTTAATAATTGGTGTCAAAGAGTTTATTTGAGTATTTGTTACTTCAATTTTTTCTCTATTATCTTCAGTGTCTATAACTAAAAAGGCTTTCATAATTATTTTATGTTTTATATTGATAAAAGTTTTTTAATTTCTTCAACTCCATCTGGATTTACAGAGTGTATAATATAATCGGGAAATTTTATATTTTCTTCTTTACAATAGTTTAATAGGTATTTAGCACAATCTAATCCAGTCCATACTCTATTTTCATCTAAATTAAACCATTCTTCAATATCTAATTCTTCTTTTAGTTCATCAACGTCAGCCAAATCATAATCAAATGATACTAAATTGGGAATACCATTAGTTTCAATCCATTTAATAAATTGTCTATATGAACGAACTATATCCCATTCTTCGTGAAAAATTGTACAATTGACTTTTCGTTGCCACATATAGGTTGCGCAATCTCTGGGGATTCTCCAATCATCTAAGAATAATCTTTTCATAATAGCAAACATAAGGATAATTTTTTAATATATAAAATATAACCGGCGGACGTAAGTCCCATCTTTAGGACCGGTGTTAGTTATGCTAATAGAAAAAGAGGAATTCGCTACTCCTCTTTTTCATTTTTATAACTTTATGATATAACAAAGTGCAAAATATGGTGGTCTGTTTTCAACAGGTACACTAGCTGTTGTTTCACCATCATATTGTGAATCTCCGTTCATAGTTATTGTAGTTGGTGGATTATCAGTTGTATATCCTTTTGCTGTCCCGGTTTTATGTTTTGGTTTTGGATTAGTTGTGCCAATATTATCACCAGCTAAGTTATTACCTATTCCCACATAACTAGCAATTCCAGGGTTTAGTGAACCAACTCCCTCGGAACCTTTATATTTAAATGCGTATGAAACATTTGGATCTGTGTTGAATACATCAAAATTGTGATCATGTTGAGGTATTTGTTTACCCTTTAGTTTAATACTTACTAAACCACCTTTATCACCAACACTATAAGCATTTCCAATGACTGTTGTGTTATCTCCTCCTGCTCCTACAACAAATCTTTCTCTAAGATCTGGCAATAGTGGACTTTCACCCGATTTACCAAAGGGGTATACCTGATCTATTAACTGCTTTCTCAACTTAGCATTCACATCGGATAATATTGATCCATCACATAACTTCCACCCAGATGGTATAGAATTTGCTGATCCACCCCACATAATAATTGTTCCAGTTGGTACCGTATTTTGATTATCTATAGTTGTTTTTTGATCATTTATAATTTTAGTAAGATTATTTATTTGATCTTGTAAATCTTTAAATAAATCTGTTGTATTATTATTTGTTACATTTATATTACCACCATCCGTTGAATCTGTTCCAGCACCTTCTACATTAATAGAGACTTCTTTTCCAAATAGAGTAAATGTGACTGTATTTCCCCACCCATCGTAGAATTTACCATCAATGGTTTGTATAATTCTACCATATCCGTGTGTGTCTAAGGAATGTATTTGATATTCGGGATATCTAGGCATAATATATTTTTTATTTTATATATTAAAGCCATTTCTTTTTCTTAAAGAAAATTATTAATGATGTTGCTATAGTTATTATAACTCCCCAAAATATAAAATACCCCCACTTCCATTTTAATTCTGGTAGATATTCAAAGTTCATACCATATATACCGGCTAAAAAAGTTAATGGAATAAATATTGTACTTATTATTGTTAATAGTTTCATTATTTGGTTCATTTTTTGACCTTGAATAGAGTAATATAAATTTGATAATCCATCTAGTATTTGTTTAGTATCATCAATTTCATCTAGAATATCAACTATATTGTCATAGAGTTCATGAAAGAATCTTCTATTATCAGATTCGATTAGGTTTGTATTCATGTTTTCTAAATGAGTTAATATATTTTTAAAAGGAGTTACTAATTTTTTCAATTCTAATAACTTTCTTTTCTGTTGTTCTATTTTATTAAAATCAAATTTAACTTTATCATCATTTATATCCTTTTCGATTGAATTAACTTCTTTGTTAATAGTGTATAGAATATCAAAATAATTATCAATTAAACAACTTAATAGTCTATATAATAGATAGTCGCTTGATTTTTGTCTTATTCTACCTCTATCATTTATTATTCGGTCTCTAACATCATCAAAATGATCTAATTTTTTACTTTGGAATGATATTAAGAAATTGCTACCCAGTATAAAAGTTATTTTGTTCTTTTTTATTTCGGATTTCTCCATTCTTCCAGATTTTATAGTAAAGAATATATAATATGAATACTCTTCTAATTTAGGTTTTAAATCTTTGAATATATCTTCAGTTGTTATTTTATCAATATTAAAATTATCACATAGTTTTTTTATGTTATCAACATCTTCAATATTATGAAAGTTTAGCCAATTTACACTTTTATCACAAATTTGATCGTAATTAAAACTCTTAGAGAAATAATCAGGTTCGTTAATCTCCAAATTATACTCATTTGAATTATAGTGATAAAATTGGCATATTTTTTTCATTAATTATATATTAAAAAATTAATATATAGAAATAACATTACAAAAGAGATTAAAATTATGAAAATATTAAAATATTTAGATTTTATAAATGAATCGATACCACGTCAACAATCTGTTGATCAGTTGAAACGTGTTATGAAACAATCAGCTAGAACAGATATTGGGAATAGAATTTCTGATATGAATAAACAGGGTGCTAATATACAATATATTCAAAATCCTATTGATAATGGTGTGGAATCATTTGAAGATTGGCAAAAACATAATAAGAAATTTGTTTCTTCTTGGAACTTAAAAGGTATGTTAGGACCATTCAAAGGTGAAGATAATAAACAAAATAAATAATAAAAAATAAAGAACTACCAATTGGTGTTTGTGGGATGGTTGTCGAATCAATTGATTCAAATGGAACATTACATTTTAAATTCAAAAAAAAGATGCCCAAAAAATTGCGATCAGAAACGTAGAAACGGAAGAACCAACCAAAAATTATGTAATATGAGTGGGTTTTTACTCATAATAATTATTTTAGAACCATATATTTAACACCATCAACAATTTTGGTAACATATTTACCAGTCTCTTTTTTCTCTACATTTTTAGATGCTCTTTTAGTAGCAACTTTACCAGATTTAGATTTCTCTACTTCACCATACTTTTGTTTGATAACCTCTTTCATTGAAAATCTTTCCATAACTGATAATGTTTAATTGTTTCTACAAATATAGTGTTTATTGGTAAATAAACAACTTTAGTAGTAAAACTTTTTTAATATATACTAAATGATTAATGAAAATAAAATGTGGTATAAAACCATACCTGAAATATTAAATTGGTTAGAAAGTAAATCAACCACATCATGGATCTGGATTGATACAGAGACTAGCGGACTTGGTGGACCAAAAAAACAACAACTCACTCAAGTTTCAGCAATTGCAACTCAGTATGATTTTAATTCTAATTCTTTTACCGAATTAGATACTTATGATCAAAAAATAAAATTAACAGATGATATAAAATCTAGATATAATTCACCTGGTGATACAAGTAGAAGAATATTGAGTTTTAATCATTATGGATCCGGTCAATATAAATGGAGAAATGAAGAGGAGGTAGTTAATGAGTTTTTTAATTGGTTAGAAAGATATGAACCATGTTTATTTGTAGCACAAAATGCCAGTTTTGATATGAATATGCTATCTGGTAGATTTGGACACAAAATAACTAATGAAGTGTTTGATACTAAAATGTTAATTCAATTATATTACTTACCACTTATTCAAAAGTTAGCTGAGACCGATATTAAATACAAAGAGTTAATTAATTTTATTGGAACATCTAGTAGAGATAATGGTCTTATATCCTCATCACTTTCTAAAATTGGACCTGCTTTAGGATTGAATATGAGTGGTTATCACGATGCGTTAACAGATTGTAGACTAGCACTGAATATGTATTCTAAAATTGTTGATTTTTTAAAAGAAAATCAATCAGTTGATATAATGAAATATCAAGTTGAAAGAATTAAGGTTATTAGAGGTTAAACTTATTTTATATCTAATATAAAATAGATATATCTAATACATCTATTATAGATATTAATTAAACAAACTATTAAATTAAGAAAAAAATTTAACAAAAACAAACTTTTATATTAAAAATAATATAATATGTATCAGTTAATAACTGAATAATAAAAAATAAAAAGCAAATTATGGCAACAAATGAAATGGATGATCTATTTAATGGCGGACTAGACAGCAAAATGGATTTTTTAAACGAGCAAAAAGGAAGTACTAAAAACAATGATGGAATCTACAGAGTAGATTTATCAAAAGTTAAAGACAAAAAGAGAGGTTGGAGATCAGTAGTAAGATTTTTACCTAACTTAACTAAAGAAGGTAAAGTTGGTGAATTAGCAGTTGAGAAAATTACTCACTATGTTGATATCAAAAACCCTAAAGAATTAAGT